ATGCAGTGGATGGCTGGAAACGTCTGTTTGTACGTGGATCACCAAGGCAACATGAAGCCCGACAAAGGGCGGAGCCAAGAGAAAACAGACGGGATCGTGGCGGCCGTCTGCGGCCTGGCGGTCTCGATGACGGCGGAGCCGGAGGCGAGCGCGGACTCATGGCAAATAATCGAGCTGTGAAGAAAACGACGGCCAAGCCGCGGGCTCCGCGGGCTGGCAAGAATCCAGCCAAGTACGATCTGCGTGCCCTGGCCGATCACCTGCCGATCGGTGCGATTCTCCAAGCCGACACGATGTCAGCCGAGGTGGCCGTCCGCGTCACCTGTATCCTTGCCTGCGTGCGGTTTATCGCCAGCTCGCTGGCTTGTATGCCGACCGAGATCATCCGCCGGCGGCCGGGATTTCCCAAGACGCACTGCCACGACCTGCCCTGCTACGACGTGCTGACTTGGCGGCCAAACTCGTGGCAGTCCGATTTTGAGTACAAGGAGACGACCGCCTACCACTTGGCCCTTTACGGTCGGGCCTACTCGCGGATTGTCGCCGGCGACAGTGGCTTCTGTTCGTCGATTGAGCCGTTGCACCCGAGCCGCATGACCTGCATGAAGGGGGCCGACGGACTCATCTACCGCTACCTGCTGCCGCGCGGAACGTATAAAGATTTTCAGCAAAGCGAGATCGTTCACTACCGCTGGATGAGCGACAACAGCTACGAGGGTCAGCTCCCGGCCGAGCTCTGTGCCACCAGCGTGGCGCTGGCCCGGAAACTTGACATTGCGGCCGCTGCGTTCTGGGACAACTCCGCGCGGCCAGACGGCGTGATCGAAACGCAGGAAGAGATCCCGGCCGAGGCTCAGGCCCGATTCCGCGATCAGTGGCGCGAGATCTACGGCGGGCCGAAGAAGCGTGGCAGTACGGCCATCCTGCCCAAAAAGACGCAGTTCAAACCCATCGACAGCAACTCCAACGAAGCCAACCAGTTTATGGAGCTTCGCAAGTCGATGTTGCCTGATATCGCCAGAGTGTATGGCATACCTACGACGCTGCTCGGCGACGACGCGATGGCCAAATACTCCAACGTCGAACAGGAGTTCGTCACCGCCCACGTGTTCGGCTTGCTGCCCTGGCAGAAGCGTTTCGAGGGAGCGATCGACCGGTCGATCCTGCGGACCTACGACAACCCGATGGACGGCCGCCATTACTGTCGGCTCGACAGCCGGGCACTGCTTCGCGGCGACACTCAGGCCCGCGTGGCCCTGTACCAGTTCCTTTTCAACTGCGGAGCAATTTCGCCCAACGAGCTGCGTGACCTTGAAGACCTTGACCTGCTGGAGAACCCAGCGGCCAACGCTACGTACATGCAGCTTGGATTCGCGCCGCTGGGCACATCTGCCACCGGCACAGGGCCGGATGCCGTGCCGACTGGCTTGCAGTTCCCGTCCGACACAATCGAGCCACAGGACATTCCGCAAATGGAGCCGACCGATGCCTGATATGGAAATCGAACGGCGCTACGTTCCGGCAGGAGTCGAGCCGATCGAGCTCGAGGAGCGATCCGCGGCCTCGCCGACGATCAAGGGCATCAGCCCGCCGTTTAATTCCAAGAGCGAAGACCTGGGCAACTTCCGAGAGGTCTTTGCCCCAACCGCATTCGACAAAATCGTCGGCCGCCACCGCAACGACCCGCGCGGTGGCATGGACGTTGTGGCCCTGTTTGACCACGTTGGCCAGCCGATCGGCCGTACCACGAACGATACGCTCAAGCTGGCGATCAGCGAGCGCGGCCTGGCCTACTCCATCAGCCCGCCCGACACCACGCTCGGCCGCGACATCGTGACGCTTGTGCGTCGAGGCGATCTCTACGGAGCCAGCTTCGCGTTCTCGGTGGCCCCAGGCGGCGAGCAATGGACGCAGGAGGCCGACGGCTCGGCCGTTCGGACCATCAATGAGGTTGGCAACCTGTACGACGTTTCTGTCGTGACCCGGCCAGCGTATCCGCAATCCTCTGCGGCGATCCGCTCGCTCGACGCCTGGAAGGCTGCCGTGAAGCAGATTCAACAGCGTGCCGAGAACTCCGGCCTTGTGATCTCGCTCGACTACGACCGGACGTTTACGGCCGCGCCGGGAATGTGGCGATCATTCGTGGAACTTGCCAGCGAGCGCGGGAACAGCGTTGTGTGCATTAGCCGACGCGAAGAGACCGAGCAGAACGTCGATGAAATCCGCTCCGCATTCTCTGGCCTGGACATCAAAGAAATTGTGCTGTGCGGCTCGGCCACGCAGAAGCGAGACGCCGCAGCTAATCGCGGCATCGCGGTCGACGTGTGGATCGACGACTACCCGGAAGGGATCGTCGCAACCGAGTCGAGATCATCCGCCGACGCCGAGTCCGACAAGCGCCGCCGCTGGTCCTACGCACTGACTGCAGCGGCCGCCCGGCTCGTCTCTGCGAGGCTCAAGGTCAATGCTCCACGAATCAAGTAGGTCTTGCCGCAAGTGCGGCAGCCGCTGCCGCGTGATCACGTCGCGCCGTGCCGGCGACGACCAGGTCCAGCGTCTGGAATGCACCTGCTGCCATGCCCGCCGGAAACGGCTTGTTCCCGCCACCGAGATCTGGAGCCGGAAACGATGATTGCTGAAGAATCAATCGCCACCGTGTCTGCCAGGCTCAACGTGTTCTTTCAGTCCGCACGAGAGCAGGCCAAAGACGGGCTGTCTTGGCAAGAGTTCGGCCGGCTTCTTGTGCAACTGCTCTGGATGGCCGTAGAGGGCCTAGACGCTGTGGCATCGCTCAGAGGGCCGCAGAAACGCGATGTCGCCATCACGGCCGCTGCCGTGCTGTTTGACACGCTCGCCGACAAGGCCGTGCCCGTGGCCACCTGGCCGGCGTGGATGCTGCTGCGTCCGGCGGCACGCCTACTCGTTCTCTCCCTTGCCGCTGGTGCCGTCGAGGCCCTGCTACGAATCTCAAGGAGCTCCACATGATCACCGGCGCACTCGTCCTGGCCGCGCTCGCGTTCCTCTTCTGGCCGAAGGGCGGCGCAAAGTCTTTGCCCTCGCTGCCGTCGGCTGAGGATTTGTTTCGCGTGCCACCAATGGCAACGCCAGCCGCTCCCGTGGCCCCCGATGCCCGCGAGGCGATCGACAGCCTGCTTGAGGTCCGCGACCAACTGGCGGCCGTCAAGAAGCTGGACGAGGAAGCCTCTAAGGCTGTCGACACGCTGTGGCTCGACCTGCTGCACGGGAGCGAGAAGAAATGACCGACCGCCAGAAATACATCGCAGTCGCGGTATTGGCCGGCGGCGCGGTGCTTGCGGCCTGCGTGGAGTATTGGCCGCGGCCTACCCACCGCCCGGCACCCGCCGCCGGCCTCGACCTTCGTGGCAAGTTCATTGGCCCATCTGCCCCGGACGACGCCGCGGCGTTTGCTGGACTGTGCCGCGGCGTTGCCGAGGCCCTCGACAAAGACGGCGCCGCAGCCGCCCCGCGGATCACCACCGCGGCCCAGCTCGAGGACGTGCGGATCGCCACGAGCGAGGGCATGTTCCTTCCTGAGAGTTTCACTCGTAATCAGCCGCACGTCTCGGCAGCGGCCGGGAAGTTCCTCGACCAGGCCGTCGGCACTAGCGGTGGACCGATCGACGCGGCAGCCCGTGGCAAATGGTCCGCCGCACTACGCGAGCTGGCCCAGGCGGCCGAGGAGGCCGTCCAGTGAAGATTGCTGACGTGATCTGGGAATTCATGGACAACGCGCTGTACGTAATGCACCTGGCCGCCGTGCTGTGTCTTGGCGTGTCTGCCGTGGCGTGTCCAGTGCTGCTGTACTTGCTGCTGTTGGAGATCCGAGAGCTCCGAAAAGAGGCCCCGCCGGCCTGCCAGTGCAGGCACGAAGGCCCCGGCCATGTCCTGCCGCGAGTGCTGCCGCATCTGCGCCGCATCGGCGAGGAGGCTGACTGATGTCACGCCGAAAGGCCGTCTGGACATTCTCGGCAGTTGCGTTCGTGATCTGTGCGGCCATCCTTGGCGCCGTCGTCGATCACTACACGCACCGAGTTCTTCGCCGCGTCGACAACTCGTTCGGCTACAGGCCAGACCCAGTCGGCGTGCGAACATTCCTACAGGAGCTCGACCGACCGACGTTCCGCGAGGCCGGTGCTGACGCTGTCCGCCAGGCCAAGGGCCTTGACGTGTTTCTGTACCGTGCCACAGACAAGGCCCACCAGCGAATCTACGGGGAGCCGTGGCGGTGCTGGAACCAGGGCAACGCCGGGACATGCGTGTCGATGGCTTTTGGGCTGGGATGCCAGACAGCACTGGCGACGGATTGGCTGGCTGGCAAGGGCCAGCCACCGATGGCCGTGGCCAGCGAACCAATTTACGGCGGAGCCCGTACCTTTGGGCTCGGCCAGCCGACGCAGTTTGGCGGCGACGGCGCCACTGGGTTCGGCGCGGCTCGGTGGATCTCTGGCAAGTGCAAAGTGCCGGACGTCGGCGGCGTGCTGTTTCGCAAGTCATACGGTTCTGTCGATCTCACGACCTATTCCATTCCGCTCTCGCGGGAGTGGGGCTCGCGTGGCGTGCCCCTCGAGCTCGCCAAGCTAGCCCACCAGAATCGGTGCTACGCGGTTGCCCAAGTGCAGACGTGGGAGGAGCTGGCGTCGGCTCTGGAGTCGGGCTACCCGGTGGCCGTCTGCTCGCAGGTGGGCTACGGCCCGACGCCGCGGCAGCGTGACTCGCTGGGATTCCTGACACGCGGCACGTCGTGGAGCCACGC